GTAGTTGAGGAACGGGTTGGTGGTCATGTTATACATCCCGACCTCATCCAGGGCGGCGAGCATGCCGAGGCTGTTCACATAGGAGGTGTCGATATTGTCCAGGGCGGCCAGATCGCCGAGGCCCTGAATATCTGCCAGGCCGAGATCGAGGCCTTCCTTAATGATGGTCCTGAAGTCTGCCGCCGTGACCGCGTAGGTCTCGTCCTCAGGCATCTTGTGAACCAGGACGAGATCCGCAGCCAGGGCCGTGGTGGTCTTCGGCAGCGTTGCCAGGGTATGGGTTCCCATATTCTACCCCCTCACGAGATCAGCACCGGATCGATGGGGTTCGCCACCCGGAGATTGAAGCTGTTGACGTATGCTTCCACGAACGAACTCGGGGAGTATGCGTATACCTGGAGGAGATCTCCCGGCGACCAGCTCGCCACGGCCTCGATGAAATAGGAGTTGTACCCGTGACTCCCGCCTTCCAGCGTCCTTTCCGTTCCGACCCCGGTCCCGTTCCGGTAGACCCTCGCCGTCCCGCCCGAGGCACATTGAAACAGGAACTCGACCGATATGGTTCCCCCCCTGGGGACAAGGGCCTCCCTGATCTTGGCGTATGTGGTGGACAGGGTGTATCCCGTACTCACGGCCGAGAGGATCTGATAGCTGCCGGCCGAGTACAGCTCTATGGCGGACCGGCTCACCTTCGGGGCGCCCGCGCTGCCAGACCCCATGGCCGTGAAATTGTCGAAGAGCTGCGTCATCTTGGTGCTGGTCAGTTTAGAGCCGTATGCGAATGATAGTGCTGTCCATGCCATGGCCGTGTCTCCTTATAAAAGCATGTCGTTTCCATCGAGGTCCGAGTAGTCCAGATAGAAGGCCCCGCCGTAGTATGAGCTGTACCCTCCCCCGCCGCCGCCTACCGCCGCCTCGTCCAGGGTGAAGGTGAGGCCGCCCGTGTCCATGTCGTAGTCCATACCCATGATCCTGAATCCCCCCATGGAGTTGACCTGATAGAAGGAATTGACCAGGCGGATGGTCTCCCCGATCTCGCGCTCAAGGCCGTACAGGGCCGTGTCGATCTTATAGATTGCAGGCGGGAACTGGAAGCGGTCCGTCCTTCTCTGCGCCAGGTTCAGCGCCGTGGCGGAGTCCACGAACCACACAGATTCATCCTGCACGATGTCCTCGCAGGCCCCCCAGGAGGTCACGCTCGTGGACCGGACGTCCACCACCACATCCGTCCAGTAGTCCGAGGCCACGGAGTAGTTGAAGAAGACGTATTGCGTGTTGATCACCCGCTGCTTCTCGACATCGATGGCGAGGTTTTTCGTCTTCGAGCGGGTGAAGACGGTATCCAAAGACGAGGGCTCGATGAACCGGCAGAAGCGGATCTTGTTCCCGCCGTCCACCCAGATGGCACTTTCGGTCATCCTGGCGATGGCCTCCAGCGCATCCGTGATCTTCTCCCCCTCGTAGTGCGCGGCCACCCGGAGGTTGTCCTGGCTGAACTGCGCCGCCCATTCGAGAAACGAGGTGTAGTCTATGTCCGGGTTGCTCGTGGATGCCACCGTGGACATGCCGCCGTAACAGGTGCAGAGCGTCCAGGCGAGATCCGATGGCAGGGTCGAGCCTATATCTATCATGTAGGAGTTCGTGTCCCCGATCTTCTTCTGCGTGAAGTCCCACAGGCGGTCCCGGACCTTCAGCTCGATGGTGCCTTCCTTGGGATACCTGACGCTCTGGAGCTTGCCCCGGTAGAGAGTGGCCATCTCGGTAGTCCCGCTGTCCGTGGTAAAGCCGAGCTGCAGGGAGCAGTCGGCGAGCATGTTGTAGGTCGTGACGTAGAAGGTATTCAGTGCACCATCATTGTTCGCAAGGGATATATTGATCGTGGTCGCCCGGTACTCGTTCGCCACCCTGGAGATCCTCGGCCACTTGAGCACCCGGGTGGTGTAGTCCGTGGAGTTCACCCAGAACTTGCGGACCGGCTGCACCCCGGTGCTCTCCAGCTGGACCTTGAACCATGAGGATACGGACAGGGCCATCAGTAACCCTCCAGGGGGATCACCCCCTTGAACCGGTCATCATAGGGCTTGCTGATCTGGCTCATGGGGCATGTCTCGCCCATGATCATACAGGAGTGGACCGCCGTGACCGGGCCGCTCGTGACGAACAGGAGGAGCTTTGCCTGGGACTCCCACCAGCTATTGACTATAGCCGCATCGGATGAGGGCATGAACTGAACCGGGATGCTGCTCTTGTGGTACGTCCCGAACTCGTAGCCGTAGAGGTGGCCGTCAGCCGCCCTCTGGGTGTTGTGCATGAGGTACTTGCCAAGCTCCATCCCCTCATCGGGATAGAGGACAATGGACGTGGCCGAGGTGGGGCCGAGCCTGAATTCCACGTCCTCGAAGTCGTAGGGGGTCTGGGGGACCCAACAGCCTTCGAGGAGGACGAGGCCGTCAAAGTAGGCGGTATGGCCGCCGCTTTCGGTCCTCGATTGAACAACGATCTGGACACGAAATATATCAGCAGAGTTTATTATAGTCTTCGGTTGCGTTTCTACCCACTGCCAGGTATTTGCCACGGTATTAAAAATATGATTCTGAATTATATTATCAGTTAGTGCTATATATGCCTTAGATGCTGTATCGCACCACACCCACCCGCCGAGCTTGAATGTCCGCCCCCTCAGATAGTCTATATTATATTGTGAATGCACATTAGCATAAATATATGAGTAGTCGCCTGATGCCGCCCCGCACCACAGCTTCGATGCGTAGTTGCCTGTCTTGACGAAAGATGGTTCCCTGGAGATCCACCTCGATCCGACGCCCGTAAACGTCCACCCATCCGGCCCGGTGTTCGGGTACGTCCACAGCTCAAAGTCAGCGTTATAGAGGAGGTTCTTCATACGATACACCCGATATAGTAGCCGTCACCGGTCTGGATGAAGTCGCCGTCCTGGGTCACCAGGTGGTAGAGCTGCACCCCGGACCTGTTGATCGACCGCAGGGAGATCTTGCCCTGGTAGTATCCGGGGTTGAACATCATCTTGAACGGCGTGACCTGGGCATCCAGCTTGAACAGCTGCATGGGCGGCGAGCCGTCCCGGTCGATGGTGAGGATCACCCGGTTCTGGTTCTCGAACCAGGAGCGGATAAGGGCAGCATCAGCAGCGGCCAGCCAGTCCAGGCTCATCTCGATCTTGTCCACGCACACCCACCGATAGGTGAACAGGTTCGTGCTGTACGTCCTGTGGTCGTTCCTGTCCATCTGCCGCATGTGCTTATAGTCCCACTTCGGGTACAGGCTCACGTTGTCCATCGTGCCGAGGGCCTCAAGGGTGAAGGTTGCGCTCATGCCGTGGCCTCCAGCTCCAGCTTGCCCTGGTAGTAGTCCACCCTGGGATGGAGGAACTTCGGGAAGGGGGTCCGGTTGCCGCCGACCTTGACGGTCCCGCCCGTGGTCACCGGGGACCCAGACACGGCAAAGGTCAGCTCGGTCTTGTTCTCCCACCACCCGTTGATGGTGGCCGCCTGGGCCGGGGTGATGCCCTCCAGGGTGAACTCGAAGACATCGTATGCCGCCCACCGGTAGGAGAACATGGAGGCGTCATACATGCGGTGGTCCGAGCGGTCCATCCTGCGCTTCTTCTTGAAGTCCCACTTGGGGTAGATGGTGATCGTGGTTGTGCCGTCAGAGAGGGTATACGCTACGCTCATGCCTTGAACCCTGCCACCTTCAGATCCTTCAGGGCCGGGATAATCCGCTCATAGACGATGTCCTGCCAGTCGGCCTTGTCCATCGACCTCAGGGCGTCCAGGTTCGTGGCGTTCTCCAGGATGTGCAGGGACAGGCTCTCGATGGTCACCCCGCCCCCCGCCTGGCCCTCAAGGAACGCCGTCAGGTCTTCGTTCTGCTTGGGCGAGAGGACCCGCTCGCCACGGTCCAGGAGGTATGTCTGCTCCTTGGGTACATAGCCCATGCCGCCGTGGGCGATGCCGGAGGCCACGCTCCTGATGTTCGCCACCTGGACGAACCCCTGGGCAAGCGCAGCCGCAGCCGCAACGACGTTCAGCGGGTACGGTCTCACATCCGCCATGGCGTTTGATGCCGCCTTGTATGCGTTGATGATGGCCTCGGGCACCGCGATGGCCTGGGCCAGGGCGAACGCCTTCTTGCCGAAGGCCCGGCCTATGGTCTCCATGTTGGTGTAGAACGTCTGCCGGTTCTTGGCCGCGTCATCGTCCCGCTTCTTCTGCAAGTCCTTGTTCTTCTTGTCGTAGATCTGGTCGATCTGGGCCTTGGCGATGGCGTTGCCCTCGTACATCTCCAGCTGCCGCTCGTACCACAGTGAGAGCTTCTCCTCATCGGACAGGACGGCCTCTTCCCATGCCGCATTGACGGCCTCCTGCTGCGCCGCCCTCATCTCGTTCTGCCGTGCGTAGAAGGTCTCGTCCAACAGGAGCATGGCGTCAGAGTGCCCGGTGAAGATCTCGGCCTGCCTGTCGTACCATGCCTGGAGCTGCTCCTCCTCGGAAAGCGTGTACTGCTCATGCATAGAGAGAAGGTTATCGTATGCCGATTGATACGCCTTCTCCTTATCGGACAGTCCGGTGTCCGGGCCTGCTACCGTGGAGCCTTCGCCTTCTTTGCCGCCTTCTGGAATGGGCTGCTTCATGCCCTCCTTGAACTTGTCGATGAACCCGCCCACGGCCTTGGTGGCGCGGCCCATCCCGGCCTCCCAATACTCCGCCACCTCCTTGGCCGACTGATCGGCCACCGATCCAACCGACTCCCCGACATTGGCCATGGTGGTCTGGAACGAACGGGCCTTGGCTATCGGGCCGTCGAAGATGCCCCGGAAGTTCAGGGCCTCCATGAAGTCCGCAGCCTTGCCCGTGATCTTTGCTATGGCCTCAAAGAATGCCTGTACCAAAAGGGCGAGCCCGCCCTTGGTGAGCTCCCAGATGGCATGCACACCACGGAAGGCGTCCACGATCACGCCGCCGGCATAGGCCGTGAACTCCGCTGCCTTCCCGATATACTCCACGGCCACGGTGGCCCACTTGCTGATGGTCTCCCGATTGTCGGCGATGATGTTCGCCATGGAGTTCATGCCCTGGGAGAAGACCGGGAAGAGATCCTCCACGAGCTTGTTCTTGACTCCGGTGACGGCGCCCTTCATCCGGTCCATGGCATCATTGAACTCGGCCGCATTGTCCGCCGCCTCGGTACTGATGACCAGACCGAACTTCTCGGCCTCTTTCCACAGCTCGGCCAGCCCTTCCTTGCCTTCGGTCAGGATAGGGATCATGGTCGCCCCGGACCTGCCGAACAGTTCCTGTGCCAGTGCCGCCCGCTGTGCGCTGCTGTCCAGGGTGGCGAAGCCCTGGGCCAGGTCGGGCATCATCTCTTCGATGTCTCGGACCTTGCCAGATGAATCATAGATGGACACACCCAGGTTATCGAAGGCTTTCTTTGCTATCCCGCCCTCGATGGATGCCTCACCGAGCTTGACCGAGACCATCCTCAAGGAGGTTGCCATCTCCTCCTGGGTTACTCCTGACATCTGGGCCGCATAGTTCATGCGGCTGATGAACTCGGTGGTCATGCCCAGGCGGTTGCTGAGATCGTTCACCTTGTCGTAGGCATCGGCCGCCGAGGTGGTCATCTTCCACAGGGCCACCGATGCCGCAGCGATACCGGCACCAGCAGCAGCCGCCATGGTGCCCAGAGATGGGAGCTTGGAGGTGATGTCTCCGAGGGTGCCGCTGAACTCGTCCTTGAGCTTGATGATGAATTCCAGCTTGTTCGCCATTACCTGATCTTCTCCGCCTGCATCTTCATGTCCTCATCCTGTATGATGCCCAGGATCTCCACGACATGGCTGAATTGTGCCATGATGCCGCCAGGTGAAGGCCATTCAACCCGGTGCCAGAACCCTGTTCTGATGCCCTTGTCTCCGCTCGTCCTGGCCGTCCCACCATCGAAGTGCCACTCATGCGTATGGTGAAACAGCCATATCCAGGTCGCCGCCTCTATTCCTCGGACACGCTCAGAGGATGATCGTCCAAGCTCAAGGTTTCGGACGGCGAGCCTGAGTTTTTTCCCTCTTCCTCCGTGACCATGGACCTGAGGAACACCTCGTTCACGATGTCCTGGGCCAGGTGGATGAGCTTGGCCTCGCCGATGAGCATCTCCGGGGTGACCGGCTGCCCGTTCACGGTGAAGCCCTGGACGTTCCTGACGTGGCCCTGGAACACCCCCAGGCTCTTGGAGATCATCTCCATGGCGTTCTGTGCCGCCTCGTCCTTGTCCTCGATGTTCTTCATGTGAGGCAAGATCAGGCGGAACAGAGGGACGGTGAGCGGGAGCAGTTCCATCGTCACCGTCTGCCCCTTGAACGTGGTCTCGTATGGCTGCCAGCCGATCAGTATATCCATGCGCAGGTTCCTCCTTAATAGCTTGTCTTGGTATTCACCAGGGTGAACGTCACCATGGTGCCGCTGCCTTCGTTGTAGTCCGCCTCCGCCTTCCAGCTCACCTCCACCAGGCCGGGTCCCCCGATGTTGTCCGGGTACTCGGTATAGATCATGGAGGGGATGTCCACGGTGAACACGGCGTTCACGCCAGAGTTGACCGCCTGGCCTGTCACGGTTGCGACCAGCCTCTGGGCCGTCCCTGCCCGGTATGCGTCCAGCTGCGTGTCGGCTTCGAGAATCATGGTGCCGGAGATCTCCAGCTTGCGGACCCCATTTCTCAGGATACGGGCCGGGACCAGGCTGCCGTCCAGGGTGCCCTTGGCCTCCAGGGCATTGTCCCCCTTGATGGTGAGCTGCGAGATCCCGCTCACGGCGTTCCCGCCGAGCGATACTGATACCTGGTTCCAGGTGAACTCGCTGCCGGGGTAGTAGCTGGCCGTGGTCTTGACCGCCTTCTGTGCGTTGCCGCCGATCATGCTCCAGGTGGCCTTGAGCAGCTTCCCATGGGCATAGTCCAGGGTGAAGCCGTTGATGCACTGGTCATAATAGAGCATCCCGGACCCGTTGTCCCGGTAGACCTCCATGGTCAAGGGAGGCAGGGCCGCCTTGGTGTCCCAGTCCGTGGTCCTGGGGTTGAAGGTGTGGGTGTAGTGCGATGTGGTGAGAGCCCCCGATGCAATACCGCACCACCCCTTGAGGAGGTAGCCGATCAGGATGGGGTGGATCTCGGTCACCAGGTCCCCACCGAACTCCTTGAACCCGGCGAACCTGGGGCCTGATTCATAACGTGACCGCATGCCCTCGGCCACGATCCTTGGTATCTTCTCCTGCATGGATTCGGACACGAACGGCGTGTAGACATTCGCCGAAGATACCGTCCCGTATGAGTTCTGAAACTGGAACCCTACATGCCCGCGCTGTCCTACTGCCATGGTCGTTCTCCTTTATCGTTGTATGTCTCAGCCCCGAGCCTGCGCCCTGGCCGTAATCACCGCCGCGTAGTGGTATGCTTCCACGTCCGTGTTCACATCATAGCTGACCTGGAACCCGGTCAGGTGTGATACCGTTCCATCCAGATCCGGATGGTCGTTAAGGATGCCAAGGATCTCTTCCACTGCATCTTCGATATGGTCCTCGGCCTCTGCAGGATCATCATACCGGGCATACTGCACCTCCACGATGACCTCCAGGTCGCAGAGGTATTTTGCCGTGCCGGTCGAGTATGCCTCATAATCCTTCTTTCCCTTGCGGATGCCTATCCAGCCGTTCCCCTGGGCCGCCGTGTTCGGGTCATCGTTCCTGGCGCCGTTGCGCTCGATGGTGTACCCCGCCGTATGCTCCCGGAGCATCTCCTCGACCGCCCTGGTGATGGTGCTCATGTTGATCATGGTTTGAGCGCCCTCCGGATGTGCTCATCAAAGAGCTTCTCGATGGAAGGCCAGATCTCTTCCATGGTGGGAAGGATTCTCCTCTGGGGCATCTTGCTGGTCCCGGTCTCGTGAAAGATGCCGTACTCCACAGCGGAGACAACGGCCACATGGTTCTTGCTCCAGGTGTGTTTCCACTTCATGCGGAGCGTCCCGGTGTCCTGAAGGATGCGGATGGCCCCGGTCTTGTTCCTCCGCCTCATGCGGCTTTCGATGGTCGAGTCGGCCAGAGGCGCCCACCCCCCGACCTTGCCGCCCTCTTCCCTGAAGTTCCTCTGTATCCACCCATCGATGACCGCAGCGGACCTCTTGAAGGACAGCTCGGCGCTGCCCATCCTGGATTTGGCCCTGGCGAGCGTGGCCTGGGCCTCTTTCACTCCGATGACGGTGATGGCGTTGCCGTAGTCCATTATTCCCTCTCGTCCTCCAGTGCCTCCAGGTAGCTGGAAGAGATCATCGTATGGGCGGCCTCGGCGTCCAGCATGGAATGAACCGGGTGGTAGTCCTTGGTGGTGCTCCAGATGTCGGACCCGCCGCCGGTGGCGTAGATGGTCGTGCCGCTCGCCGTGGTGATGTATTCCTTGCCGTCCCTGATGTCCTTGATCCGGCCCATGACCATGTCCATGACGGCCTTCGCCCCCCTCGGGTCCCGCGTGATCATCCCCCTGGCATAGGCCAGGTCGATGGTCAGGTCCGCGATGGTGGGATGAGCCCCATCGAAGGGCACGGTGAAGTGACCGGCCAGTATGCCGTTGATCTGGTTCTCGGCATAGCCGATCATGCCGGAGTTGACCTCGGAAGGGGTGGCGGCCCACTTCGAGGCCGCCGGGTATCTCAGTATCAGGTCATCGTATGTTGCGTATGCCATCTCAGAAGTACCTCTCCTCCATGTGCTCGGTATGTGTGTCCATCATGAGCCATGTAAGATCCTGGATGTCCTTCTTGTTCTGGAACAGGCCCTCGATGGGCCGGGCCGGTAGCTGCGCACCGCCGTTGAGCTTACTGAAGGCCATGTCCACACAGTATTTGATCCCCTGCCCACGGGTCACAAGGTCCACGGCATGGGAGTAATAGATCAGGCCGTCAATGGCCATGCGGAGGTGCTTCGCCTGGATCAGCTCCCGCCACATGTCGATGGCCACCTGTGCGTTCTGCATCATCTCCGGGGTGATCGCCCTTCCCCCGGTCTGCTCGAACAGGTACCGGTTATAGTGGGACAGGTCACGCATCCAGAGGAACTTGCCCAGGAGCCGCTCCGGGTACTTCTCCCGGTCCTTCTGCATCAACGGCCAGTTGCGTGAGAACCGTCCCCGCCGGATCAGCTCGGTGCTGTATCCCGTGTGCATGATGGCGGCGTCCTCGATGACCATGATCTTGCCCAGGCCCTTGTTCATCTCCTGCTCGGGGTGCTCGTGGACGAAGCCGAAGAACCGGATGCCCCTGTGATTCCGGAACAGCCGGACTGGGAGATCGGTCTGGAACAGGGCGGGCGGCTCGACCGCATAGTGATGCTGCTTGATGGCATACCCGTTGTAGCAGTTCGCCTTCATGTACTTGCCCAGGTTCAGGGCGTTCTCGAAGGTCTCGTCCGCATCGAACCACAGGATCCAGTCCATGCTCGCCTGCTCGATGGTGCGGTTCCTGGCCTCATCGAATCCCTGCTCCAGGGGGCTCTTGATCGTGAAGCACTTCGCCCCGAACGCCTCGCACACCTCACGGGTCCGGTCCGTGGTCTTCTCATCGATGCCGACAATGATCTCGTCCGCAACGTCCTGGATGGACTTCAGAGCACGGCCTATGGAGTATTCCTCGTTGTATGCGATCATGCAGACCGAGAGGGTCTCATAGGGTGCCTGCTGCGCGAGCTTGCGCTCGTAGTCGATGGGTCGACTCTGGTCGGTGCCGCTGAACATGAACACGAAATGCCCAAAGATGTCTTTCCACGGCACGGCCATGAGCTTGAAGCCGTCCATGTGGCCGAACATCTCGATGAGATCCTGCCGCTCGAAGTGGTGAAGGTGAGCCCTCCACCCTGGATGATCCTTGTACCCGATGGCCTCCCAGGGACCGTATGGGGTGGTGCCGATGAACGTCCCGCCGGGGTTCAGGTGCTTGATCAGCTCGTCCGCGTACTCGTTCGGGTTCGGCACATGCTCCAGGACCTCCGAGCAGAGGATACAGTCGAAGGTCATATCGGGCCGGGCCTTGAGGTCTTCGAGGGACCCGCAGAGGAACTTCGTCTGATCCCTGAACCCGGACTGCGCCGCCCACGATTCGGCCTTCTCGATGTTGCTCTGATCGATGTCGATCCCGGTGATCTGCATGGACCCCTTCGGCACCCTGGCCAGGATGTTCATGACGTAGTGGCCATGGGCGCACCCGAAGTCCAACACGGTCTTGGGGTTCGCCCCCAGAACAGCACCGAGGACGGCCTCGAACCGGGGATTCCCCTGGAGGTTCTCCGGGCCGTAGTTCACGCCACGGTTCTTCTCATATTCGTAGTACCGGGCATAGTGGCCGGCATAGTCCCCGGTCTTGTAGAACGCATAGTTCTTGTCGAAGTCCTTGATGTACTGCGTCAGGTCGCCCTTGTCCGCCGCCACGATGTCGCTCATCTGCTCGAAGTGGACGGCGAGCCTGACCGGGTCGGAGGACTTCTTCGCCAGCTCGTCCCTGAAGACCTGGTCCCACTGGATGGCCGCAGACTCCCAGGTCTGCCGCTTCGCCAGGGCCTTCTTCTGGATGGTGTTGTAGAGGGTGGGCTGCGACAGGACACGGCGGACCGCCTTGGCGAATTCCTGCTTGTCCACGGCCCCGTTCTTCAGGGGAAGGAGGACCGCCCCGGCATCCTTCATGGTCTCGGGTACCGCCGACCACTCGGACCCGATCAGGGGAAGACCGGCGGCGTTCGCCTCAAGGGCTGCGATGCAGCTCGTATCCTCGAACACGGTCGGGTAGACGTAGAGCTGCGCCTTGCTCATGGCCTCATAGAGCTGCCGCTTGCCGAGGTGGCCCAGGTTCGTGACGTTCGGGAGTTCCTCGCACCGCTGCCAGAGGTACCGGTAATACTCCGCCATCTCCGCCGTGGTGTTGTTGTACCCGCACACATAGAGGTGGCAGTCGGGCAGCATGGCCATAATGGGGTTGTCAGATCCCACGAGGTTTTCCAGGCCACGCTCCGGCCTCGCCATATAGAACAGGCTCCGGGGTTCCCGCACGTTGCCATCGAGGCCCTCGAACATCTCATAATCGACCCCGTTCCAGGTGGCGATGATTGACTCGGCGGGGATGTCGTAGACCTTGGAGACCTGGGCCTTGTGCCAGTTGCTCACCGTGAAGATCTTGTCGATGTTCACGAGGTGCTGCTGAACCACGCCAGCCATGCGGTACATCGCCAGGTCATGGAGCCACCAGATGGTGAGCTTGGCATTGACCGGACGGACGAACGCATGGGGGTGCCTCTGGATGATGCAGACATCGAAGGGTGCCGCCATGACCATGTGGAAGCGGTCACCGAGGGGATAGTCCGCCGAGGGGGTGCCGAGCCACTCGTAGAGGACTCCGTCCCACCACTGGCCCACGACATCTCCCTGTGCGTTCTTGTGGGCATGATTCGTGAACACGGTCACATGGTGCCCGAGCTTCACGAGTTCCTTCGCCATGTAGTAGGCCGCTGATTCGGACCCGCCGAGTGACTGACCGGATGGGATGGTGTCGCCGTTGAACGGCATCCCTGCGCAGTGAATTGCTATATACATCGATCCTCCTTACTTGGGGGGTGTGTAGGGGAGCATGCTCCTGGGTGTCGCTCCGTCCAGAATGTCGAGAAGCCGCTCTCTGGTGGCGTCCTTGGGGTAGGGAACGCCGAGGCCATCGAGCAGCGCCATCAACTCCTTGGGCTTCATCTTCTCCTTGCGGTTGCTCGGATGAAGCCCGTACCGCTTCGCATCGTTCGTCAACTTGTACCTCCTGAAAAAGTGGGGGGAGAGGAGGTGCTCCCCCCACTGCCCGGTTGACTCTCAGCCTGCGCTACTGAGAGGACCCCACGCCTACGATGAGGACCCCACGCCTACGATCAAGAAGCCCAGCGTCTTCGCCGTGATCTTCTCGTCCTGATAGTAGCCGAGCTGGACTTCCTCGGC